TTTATGCAAGTAATCGAACAAGGCTAAAAGGGATAATTGTTGCCCCTAAAGCCAGTACAGCCTCTACTTTTGAAATACGCACAACCAGCGCTACAGGTCCAATTATTTATACAATGGACATAGCAAGTCTTGGTACACCAAACACAACTTGTATATTAATTCCCGGTGAAGGGATTGTGGCAAAAGAAGGTTTATATTTAACTTTGAGTGTAGGTTCAGTAACTGGAATTACTATATTTTATGGCTAAGAAAAAAGGTCCGTCTCTGGCTATTGGTAGGGGTGAGAAGCTACCTGTATCTAAAGGGGCGGGTCTTACCGCCAAAGGCAGAGCTAAGTATAATGCGGCTACGGGGTCTAATCTAAAGGCTCCGCAACCACAAGGTGGCGCAAGAAAGAGGTCATTCTGCGCTAGGATGTCAGGGATGCCCGGACCAATGAAAGACGAAAACGGCAAACCAACAAGGAAGGCTGCGAGTCTAAAAAGATGGAAATGCTAAACATGATGGAATTATGGACAAGCGGACTGACTATACTAATAGCAGTAATAGCCTATATGATGAATGAAAAGTTTACAGAGTTAGCCCGTATTGGTATATTGTTAAACAAAACCAGAGAAGAGGTAGCCCGTGATAACGTCACTAAAGCAGAAGTTGACCGTATTGTTGAACACATTGACGCAAGGTTTAACAAACTTGAAAACAAAATTGATCAACTTATTTCAAGGTAAATAAAATGGGACGTAAAGATATAGTAAATTTAATTAGCCCACTTGCTGGACCATTAATTAATGATGCAATTGATAGGGTTACAAATAATACAAATGATGCTGCTAGTTTAGCTAGTGCTGAAAAAGAACGTGATGATTATAAAAAACAATTAGCCGATATGCAATCTGCGCAAAAGCCTCAAGTAAATAATCAGCCTACGCAATTTCGAGTGCCCGGAATGAAAAAAGGCGGTAAGATATCTAGCGCTTCAAAACGTGCAGATGGCTGTTGCGTTAAAGGCAAAACAAAAGGTAGGATGCTGTAATGGCTGGCAAAATTCTTGGTAGGTTGAATAAACCAGCAAAAGAAGGGTACGATTATAAGTCTCCCAATCAAACTAATGCTCAAGACTACACTGCTAATTTAAGAGAAGATTTTGGAAAATCTGTTAAAGCAGACAATGAACGTATAAAAAAAGGGTTAGACGCTGCAAAAGAAAGTCCAGCACAAACAGAATCAAGACGTAACAGTCCACATGGCAATCTTTCACAAAAAGATGCAGCAGGGCGTGGAATTACTAGACATATGAGTAGAGCTGGTGTTTTAGGAACTGGTTTAGGAATTGGATCAGTAATAGGAAAAGAATTAGACAAAGAGTTTCCAGAGTTAGGTAAAAACATTGTAGAAAAATCTGGTATAGGTCCAGCAATTGACAAAGTTGTTAACATGCGGGATAAAGTGGAATTATCTAAAAGTGCTAAAGAACGGTTAAGCGAAGACGAAGATGAAAAACCTAGCCGTAGCCCTCGTGTTTCTGAAAATGAGTCTACTAGAGAAATGTTAGATTCATTTGGTAAATCAGGAATGAAAAAAGGTGGAGTTGTTCGTTCTTCAGCATCAAAACGTGCAGATGGTATAGCCAAAAAAGGATTTACTCGTGCCTGATGGGTTAACAAAATTTGTTAGAGAAGCAATCTTAGACGCTGGGGAAGATGAAGACAAGGCGTATTTAAAAAGATTGTCTAAAGATGAAGTATCACAATATCCAAAAAGTGAATCTCCTTTTTCTTTATCTGGCGGCTCTATGCCTTCACCACCACCAGAAAGTGGAATGTCAGCACCAAAAGGAATGGTTGGTAGATTAGGATTTAAAAAGAAACTGGAAGATGGCGCTATAGATTTTGGTGGAACAGGAATTAGTTTAGATACGCCACAAGGTAAAATAAACAAAGTAGTAGCAACAGATTTAAATTACGAAAAAGATGGATTTAGAGCTGGAGTTAGTAAGCCAGTAGGCGGTAGAGGATCACCACGGTTTCAAGTTGGATATAGCGGAACTTTTAAAAAAGGTGGTACTGTTAGATCAAAAGCATCTAAAAGGGCAGATGGTTGCGCAGTTAAAGGGCATACAAAAGGAAAGTGTTTATAATGCCAAGCAAATCTAAAGAACAACATAATTTTATGGCAGCTGTAGCTAACAATGCTTCATTTGCCAAAAAGGCAGGAGTCCCTAAATCTGTAGGGCAAGAATTTATGCAAGCAGATAAAGGGATAAAGTTTAAAGGTGGTCAACAATCAAGACCTGATTTACAAAAGGTAAATAATCCTAAAACAAATCATGGTAAATTAACATTATTTAAAAAAGGTGGTGATACGATGGCTTCTAAAATGAACCCAAAAATGATGGCAATGGCAGCCAAAAGAAAACCAATAATGCCAGTAGGTGGTCGTATGGCTGCTGATAATCAAATGATGCAAGCTGGTACTGCTATGCCCGGAACTCCTGCTATGCCTATGAAAAAAGGCGGCATGACTAAAATGGCTAAAGGCGGGATGACTCATTCTGAAAAGGGTGAAATGAAATCTGACGTTAAACAAGACAAAGCCATGATTAAAAAAGCATTTAAACAGCATGATTCTCAAGAGCATAAAGGTGGCAAAGGAACAGAACTTAAACTAGCAAAGGGCGGATCTTTCCGTAAATCAGCTAATGGCGTAGCTAAAAAAGGATTAACCAAAGGAACAATGGTTAAGATGGCTAAAGGCGGAAGGTACTGTTAATGAAAGCCTCTCGTGGAATGGGCGCAATAAGCCCCTCTAAAATGCCTAAAGGTAAAAAGGAATCCCGTAGGGATGATACTGATTTTACTCAATACGCTAAAGGCGGTAAGCTAAAAGAAGTTCCAAGCGATAACAAGGGTTTATCTAAGTTACCTACTGATGTTCGTAACAAAATGGGTTATATGAAAACCGGTGGCTTATATGAAAATATTAATGCAAAGCGTAAAAGGATTGCTGCTGGTTCTGGCGAGAAGATGCGGAAAGCAGGAGCCAAAGGTGCACCATCAGCAATGGATTTCGTCAATTCAGCAAAAACGGCTAAAAAGAGGAAGTAATGGCATTAACATCCGGAACTAGCGCATTTAACCTTGACCTAGTAGAAATGGTTGAGGAGGCATTTGAACGCTGTGGTTCACAGTCTCGGACTGGTTATGACTTAAAAACCGCTAGAAGGTCGCTTAACTTAATGTTAATTGAGTGGGCTAACCGTGGTATTAACCTATGGACGGTTGAAGAGAATAGTATTATTTTAAATCCAAACCAAGGAATATACGCTGTTCCGTCAGATACGGTAGACATTTTAGACTTAGAAACTCGTACTGACAATGCTAGTCCAACCAATCAAAGTGATATTAATCTTTCTCGTATATCTGAGCCTACTTACGCTACTATACCTAATAAGCTAACTACAGGAAGACCTGTTCAAATTTATTTTAACCGTCAATCTGGCAATAGTGATACCACCGAGTATTTGCTAAAGACAGCTATTAGTGCAACAGACACGACTATTACATTAAAAACTGCAACTAATAACAACATAGTTAATTTAGATTTAAGGTCAACTGGTTTCATTAAAATTGGTTCTGAAACTATTGCTTATACAAATATTGTTGGAAACCAACTGCAAAACTGCTGGAGGGGACAAAACAATACAACAGCAGCTACCCATGCAATAGGAGACGCTATTACAGCGCAGTATTTGCCGTGTATAAATCTTTGGCCTTGTCCTGCTGCCGGTACAACCTATACACTTGTGTACTGGCGCATGCGTAGAATGCAGGATGCTGGTGGTGGTGTCAACATACAAGACGTGCCATTTCGGTTTATTAACTGTATGGTAGCTGGGCTATCTTATATGTTGAGTGTAAAGATTCAAGGTACAGATCCACAACGCATTATATTTTTAAAAGCTGACTACGAAGAGCAGTTTGGTTTAGCTTCACAAGAAGACAGAGAAACTGCGCCTGTTAGGTTTGTTCCACGCAATTTGTTTTACTATAGATAATGCCAAGTAATTTTGCTTCTGGTAAACACAGTATTGCGGAGTGTGATCGTTGTGGTCAACGGTTTAAATTAAGTCAACTTAGAAAATTGACTATTAAGACCAGAATGGTCAGTATAAAAGTATGTAATGAGTGTTGGGAACCTGACCAACCTCAGTTACAATTAGGTATGTATCCGGTCAATGATCCACAGGCAGTAAGGGAGCCAAGACCTGATATCAGCTATTATGCTTCTGGAACAAGTGGTTTACAGACACAAAATGGGAGTAACAACACTGTAGATGAAAGTGGTTATCCCGAAGGCGGTAGTAGAGTATTTGAATGGGGTTGGTACCCTGTTGGTGGTTCTAGAAGTTTTGATAGAGCTTTAACTCCCAATGCACTAGTTGCAACGGGTACTGTAAATAGTGTAACAATCTCAACAACTTAGGAGTTTAATATGGGATTCAGAAAAGCAGCCGATGGCATTACTAAAACTGGAAAAACTAAAGGCACAAACCTTGGTGATTCTGGACCAAATGTAAAAATTGAAAACGGACCTATGAAACATACTGTTGGCAAAACCAACAAGAATATGAAGTCTATGGGACGGAATATGGCTAAAGTAGCCGCACAAAGGGGCAGATAATGGCTAAGTTTTCTAATAAAGTAATGGGCAAGGAAGTTGGTTCTGCCTCTGTTTATGCTGAGCCACATACTATGTCTGGTAAAAAAAGTTCTATTCAAGCTGACAGCAAGTATGGTACTGGCGCTGAGTGTATGACTAAGATGAATATTTCTACTGGTGGTATTAGTAAAGGTAACTACACTCCAGAGAATCCTAACGGTGAAATGAAGATGCGTGGTACAGGCGCTGCTACTAAGGGCGTAATGTCTAGAGGACCGATGGCATAATGAATTATGTGACGTTGTACCAAACAATTCAGAACTACGCTGAGAATACGGAATCGCTCTTTGTATCGAGCATTCCTACGTTTGTACAACAGGCTGAGGAGCGTATCTTTAACATGATACAGTTTCCTTCGTTACGCAAGAACGTGACGGGGACTCTAACTTCAAGCAATCAGTACTTATCCTTACCCAACGACTTTTTAGCTACTTACTCGCTGGCTGTAGTCACGGCTAATGGTTATGAGTACTTAATTAATAAAGATGTAAACTTTATTAGACAGGCTTACCCTAAAGCAACTGATTTAGGAACACCACAGTATTACGCCTTATTTGGACCACAATACACTTTAAACACTGAGTTATCACTCATTATCGGACCAACCCCTGACTCTAGCTATCCCGTAGAGTTACATTACTTCTTCTACCCAGCGTCTATTGTGCAAGGTATTATTACCTTGTTAGGCACTATTACTGGCGGAACTTTATACACTAGCGGAACTTATACAAACGTCCCACTAACAGGTGGTTCAGGCGCTGGAGCTGTAGCTACATTAACTATTGTTGCTGGTATTGTTACAGGCGTGACTCTGACTAATGGTGGTAACTTCTACATAGTAGGGGACTCATTAAGTTTTGACGCAGCTAATATTGGCGTTGGTTCTGGTTCTGGGTTTGCTATACCCGTAACAGCCGTTAATAATACAACTGGAACTTCTTGGCTTGGCGATAACTTTGACCCTGTTCTTCTGTATGGTGCAATGCGGGAAGCCATGATATTTATGAAGGGTGAGCAGGATATGGTCACTTATTACGAGCAGAAGTTTACTGAAGCCGTAACTCTAGCTAAACGCCTTGGCGATGGTCTGGAGCGTGGTGATGCGTACCGTGATGGTCAGACTAAACTTAATGTGAGTGGACCTAACTCGTGACCATAGTTCAAGGACAAACTACAAAGTTTAAGACTGATGCACTCAGTGGACTGGTTAATTTTAATACTGGAACTTCTTATACTTACAAAATTGCTTTGTATACTGCAAACGCTAATTTAGATAACTCAACGGCTGTTTACACGACTACAGGCGAGGTTGTTGGTACAGGATACACAGCTGGCGGTAAGCCGTTAGTCATATCAAACATACCTACTGGGGATACCACAAACAACGTAGCTTACATATCGTTTGACCCAGTAACTTGGACGGGGGCATCCTTTACTTGTAGAGGTGCGTTGATTTACAATAGTACAACGAATGCAACAGTAGCAGTCTTGAATTTTGGGTCAGATAAAACAACAACGGGTACGTTTACAGTTACTTTCCCAACACCTAGCTCAACAACCGCAGTAATAACAATTTCTTAGGAGTAATTATGACAAACGAAAAAGCAAGCTGCGGTGATAACGCTGTAGCCTCATTACAAGCAAACGTAACTATTCCCGAAGGAATGGGTGTAGAAGGTTTTTATCAAGTAGAATGCCGTGATGCTGCTGGCAATCTAAAGTGGGATGAAGAGTTTCCTAACTTAGTCGTGGCTGTAGGTAAACAGCTGATGTTAGATACCTTGTTAAGAGGTACTTCTTATAGCGTTACTGGACCGTTCCTAGGCTTGATTAGTAACAACACAACATTTGCTGCGGCAGATACAATGTCTTCTAAGACATGGACAGAGTTTACTAACTACACAGTAAGTAGCTCAGCAGTTCGTGGAACAGCGGTGTTTGCTGCCTCTACCTCAACAGGTACAACTCCAAGTAACGTCACAACCTCTGCGGCAACTGCGATTACTTACACAATCACGGGCGCTGGTGGAACAGTTTACGGATGCTTCTTAGTAACCGGTACAGGAGCTGTTAATACACAAAGCTCAACTGCTGGTACGCTTTATTCCGAGGGTAACTTCTCTGTGGCAAAAGCCGTAACTGCTGGTGATACAGTATCTGTAACTTATAGTACAACCGCAACTTCGTAATTAGGAGCCAATCATGGCATTAGTATTAAAAGACAGAGTTTTAGAGACCTGTACTTCTCCCGGTACAGGTACGATTACGTTATTAGGTGCAGTTACAGGCTATCAAGCATTTAGCACGGTAGGTAACGGCAATACTTGTTACTACGCTATAGCTGACCAGAGTGGCTCTAATTGGGAAGTAGGTATTGGTACTTACTCATCAGCTGGAACACTAGCCCGTACCACGGTACTTTCTTCATCTAATAGTGGTAATTTAGTTAACTTTAGTACTGGTTCACAGAACGTATTCCTAACTTATCCTAGTTCAAGGTCTGTCAATTTAAGCTCAGCCGCATTAACAAGTGGTCGTGTTGCTTACGCTACTACTGATGGGTTGTTGACGGACTCAGCCAACCTTTTATACTCTGGTACTGACTTAACTGTTTATGGTCTTACTGTTGGTCGTGGTGCAGGTGCGGTGTCTACCAACACTGCGGTGGGTGTGAGTGCTTTGGGTGGTGGCTCCCAAACAGGTGCGTATAACACTGCAATTGGTTGGCAGGCTTTAATTGCAAATACATCGGGTCAATTAAACTCAGCCCTTGGCGTTAGCGCATTGCAAGCAAATACCACTGGCACTGACAATTCTGCTTTTGGTGTTGGGTCGCTTCAATCAAACACATCTGGCGCATATAACACGGCTTATGGAAGACAATCATTAGTAGCAAACACCACCGCCTCTAATAACACAGCAGTAGGTTATCAAGCAGGTTACAGCAACACTACAG